CTGCCGGAAAGACCTTGCGCATGGACACATCACCCATGGTCCGATCCATCTCAGACACATCATTGAACAGGTTGTTGCTAATGCCATCCTGGACTACTACACCCGAGTATTTACCACCACCATCAGAGTTATCCGTCAAGCGTTCAGACTTGTAGATTACTAAATCCTTGGTTTCAATCGCCATCGTCTAACTCCGTAAAGCGTAAAGTCACATTAAAATAATCATCCAATGATACCGCTGGAATTCCTTTTACCGGTGCAGCCTCTAAGGCCCCATCCTGGTGGTTAAATTTGACGGTGAATTGCCGGTTGTCATGCGGTTGCTCAAATTGCAGTCTGAAATTCTCACCCTGCAGCCTGGACCACTCCAAGACAGTCCGTAGTTCACGCAGCTTGATCCAGCCCATTTGTGGATCTGCCGGTTGCAAGGTAATTGGTCGGCCCGACTTCTTTTTGCCTTCCTGAATGATCAAAGTGCCATC